AAGCTCTCGGACGGTCGCCAGTACAGGGACATCGACCTGAAGAACATCGAATGCCGGGAAGCTAGCGATGACGGCGACGGTGACGAGATGCTCGTGACCGGCTACGCGACCACGTTCAACCAGCCGTATGAGCTGTTCCGGGTCGAGAACTACATCGTCACCGAGGAGGTCGACGCGCACGCATACGACGAGTGCGACCTCTCCGACGTGATCATGCAGTACAACCACGAGGGGCGTGTGTTCGCCCGTGGATCCAACGGCACGCTCACGGTCGCGCCGGACGAGTTCGGACTGCGCATGATGGCGAGGCTCGACGGTACGGAGCTGGGCCGTCAGGTCTGGAACGAGATCCGGGGCGGGTATACGAACAAGATGTCGCAAGGGTTCATGGTCGCCAAGGACGAGCGCACAGAGACCGAAGACCGCGAGACCGGCATCATCACGATCAACAGAAGAATACTCAAGGTATCCAAGCTCTTTGACGTTTCGGCGGTGAGTCTGCCTGCGAACCCCGGCACGTCAATTTCGGTACGCAGCTACTGCGAGGGAGTCATCGCAGAGGTACGGCAGGAGATCGCCGAGCGCACCGAGCGGGGGCGGAAGATAAAACGAATCCGCATTATGTGCGAGGTGTAATCACATGGAAGAAAAGACCATGCAGGAGCTGCTGGAGAGGCGTGCGGCTATCGTGACCGAGTCCGAGAAGCCCGATGCCGATCTGGACGCTCTCGAAGCTGAAGCGCGGGCGATCAAGGAAGAGATCGACCGCCGTGCCGCAGCCGAGGCGAAGCGCGAAGAGATCCGCGAAGAAGTCGCCAACGGATGTGGGGAAACCATCGACAAGATAGAAAGGGAAAAGACCATGACCAATCTCGAAGTCCGCAACACGCCCGAATATATCAAGGCGTTCGCGAAGTTCATCAAGACCGGCGACGAGAAAGAGTGCCGTGCGCTCCTGACGGAGAACGCCAGCGGCGACCTGCCCGTGCCGGAGTTCGTGGACGAGATCGTCCGCACCGCGTGGGAGAAGGACGCGATCCTGTCCCGCGTGCGTAAGACCTACCTGCGCGGCAACCTCAAGGTCGCTTTCGAGCGTTCCGCTGATCCCGCGTATGCACACACCGAGGGAACCACGGCTCACACCGAGGAGTCCCTGTCTCTGGGCATCGTGGAAATGATCCCCATGAATGTCAAAAAATACCTGAGGATCTCGGATGAGTCCGTCGCTATGGGCGGGGAGTCTTTCCTGCGCTACATATACGACGAGCTGACCTACCAGATCACCCACAAGCTGGCGAACCTCGCCGTTCTGGACGTGGCGGGAGCGTCGACTTCGCACTCCTCCTCCGCTGTCGGCGTTCCAGCCGTCACTGCGGCTCCGGGCGGCACTGCCATCGCCACCGCGTTCAGCCAGCTCTCCGACGAGGCGGTCAATCCGGTCGTGATCATGAACAAGGCGACCTACGCGGCGTTCTACGCGGCGTATGCGGCTGGCAACTTCGCGGCTGATCCGCTCATGAACCTGCCCGTGGTCTACAGCTCCGCGCTCCCGGCCTACAGCACCGCCTCCGACAACGCGGTGTACGCCATCGTGGGCGACCTGAACGGGCTTCAGGTCAATTACCCGGAGGGCGACGGGGTCGTGATCAAGTGGGACGACCTCTCCGAGGCCGAAAAGGACATCGTCAAGGTGGTCGGTAGGCAGTATGCCGCACACGCTGTCACCGCGCCCGGACGGTTCTGCAACATCAAGAAGCCCGCTGCGGCTACCACCTGATGCGCGTCCTACTCTTAAGGGATAGCAGGATCCGTCACAAAGCGGGAGAGATCGTCGAGGTCTCTCCCGCAGAAGCGGGATTCCTGCTCTCCACGAACTCGGCTGTCCCGATTGCGGCACAGGAGCAGCCGAAGCAGGAACCGAAAAAGACCGTCAAAAAAACGGCGGTGAAAAAATGAAGCTTTTGATCGGGATACCGAGCATCGACTATATGCACGCGGAGTTCGTCAAGAGCCTGACCGCGCTGGTCATGCACTTAAAGGACGAGGGCGTGAGCTTCGATGTCTGCATTGAGTCGGGCTCCCTCGTGTACCTCGCAAGGAATCGGATCGCGTGCAAGGCGATCAATGAGGGCTACGACAAGGTGCTATGGCTGGACTCCGACATGGTCTTCACGCCGGAGATCTTCGAGGATCTGTCTTTCAGCGGCAAGAAGTTCGTGACGGGGATCGCGCACAGCAGGAGACCGGGTTACTCGTCCTGCGTGTTCAAGAACCTCGACATCAATAACCTCCAACGCTGGGAGGGCGAGTATCCGCACAACACGTTCGAGATCGACGGCTGCGGGTTCGCGGCTGTGCTGATCGATACGGAAGTCCTGAAAGCGGTGCAGGTGGAGAATTTCACCTGTTTCCTCCCGATGCGCGAGTATGGAGAAGACCTCGCGTTTTGCATCCGTGCAAAGAAAGCCGGGTACAAGATCTACGCGGAGCCGGGCGTTCGGCTCGGTCATGTGGGGCATATCGTTATTTATCCCGAAGAGCGTGAAAGGTGGTTACGGGACAATGGTCACTCTTGATGCGGTCAAGCTCGCCATGCGGGTAGTCACGACCGAGTTTGATACGGAGATCCAGACGCTGATCGAAGCGGCAAAAAAGGACATGGGCATCGCGGGCGTTGCGATCCCGTCAGCTGACGAGCCTATCGTGAACCGAGCGATCATCACCTACTGCAAAACGAACTTCGGCGAGCCTGACGAGTACGACAGACTGAAGCGATCCTACGACGAGCAGAAAGCGCAGCTCTCCACGGCGACCGGGTTCACGAACTGGGGGTCGTAGAATGGATAGATCAACGCCGATCACGCTCGTTGACGAAAGCTTCGCTGCGAACGATTACGGGCAGCTGATCCCGACCGAGTCCTCACGCAAGGTATACGCGCAGGTCGACAGCGTGACGCGCACGGAGTTCTTCGATGGCGGGAGAAACGGTCTCAACCCGGAACTGGTGTTCCGCGTGTTCGCGCCCGACTACCACTATGAGAGCATCGTCGAGTACGACGGAAAGCGGTACGCGATATACCGCACATACCGCGCCCGGAACGAGATCATCGAGCTGTACGCGGAGCGAAAGGGCGGTGTCGTGAATGCCCCGAACCAAGGTAGTACCACTTGACCGGCTGAACAGCGCGATCAACGAGATCCTCGAAGAGTACAAGGATGACTGCGCGGAGTCGGTCAAGAAAGCGACGCGCAAGATCGCGAACAAAGCAGCGGTCGCGATCCGCGCCAATGCGAAAGCGAAGTTCAACGGGAACAAGTACCGCAAGGGATGGACGGTCAAGTTCAAGACCATCACGAGCGGCGCGGACTACGCTGCCGTTGTCTACAACAAAACACACTACCAACTGGCGCACCTACTCGAAAAGGGCCACGTTTCCAGAAACGGCACAGGCAGGACGTTCGGATTCGTCAAAGGGCGACCGCACATCAAACCGGTTGAGGAAATGGTCATCAACGAGTATGTAGCGGAAATCAAGAGGAGCTTATGACCTATAAACAGATCGCGACCATGATCGGGGAGATCGGTCTGCCGTGCGCGTACAACGAGTTCAAGACAACCCTGCAAGGCCCGCCGTTCATTTGCTGGCTGTGCGGGAACTCCTCCGATTTCACAGCGGACAACTCGAACTATCAAAAGATCGAGCGTCTGCGGATAGAACTGTACACCGTTGACCGCGACTTCGAGACGGAGGCAGCTGTCGAGAGCAAGCTCGCGGAGAACGGCATCGTCTGGGTGTCCGAGGGCGACTATCTGGACGATGAGCGGATGTATCTGCGGGTGTATGAGTCCGACGTGATCATCACCCCGGAAGAACCAGTAGTAACGACATAGGAGAATTGAATCATGCCTAACACTCCAAACAAGATCAAGTATGGTCTTTCCGACTGCTACTATGCGGTCGCGACCATTGGCAGCGACGGCACGGCGACCTACGGATCCCCGAAACCGATCCCCGGCGCGGTCAACCTGTCGCTCGAACCGCAGGGCGAGAATACTCCGTTTTACGCGGATAACATCGTCTACTATGTGACTTCGACCAATCAGGGCTATCAGGGCGACTTCGAGATGGCGGTCGTTCCTGAATCGTTCAAGAAAGACATCCTCGGCTATATCGTCGACGGAAAGGACATCTTGTTCGAGAACGCCGAAGCGGAGGCTGTGCATTTCGCGCTGATCTTCCGTTTTCAGGGCGACCTGCGTGCGACGAAGCACGTCCTGTACAACTGCACCGTCACGCGCCCGACGCAGGCCGGATCGACCAAGACCGACACGGTCGAGCCGCAGACGGAGACCCTCACCATCACCGCGACAACGATCAAGAACACCGTCCTCGGCAAGAACGTAGTCAAGGCCGAGACCGTCGCGGACAGCAACGCGGGCGTATACAGCGACTGGGAGGTCGCCGTCTATACCGGCACGGCTACGACCTGATGAGGTGCTGAATGAACGGAACAGTGACTATCGGTTCCGAAGTAGTGGAGATGTCCGCAAACGCGGCATCTCCCTATTTCTATAAGCGGGTTTTTAACGAGGATTTTCTGCTCAAGACGCAGGAGTCCCCGGTCGACGTGTTCATCTTCACGAAGATGGGCTTCATCATGGCGATGACCGCAGAGAAGTCGCTCGAAGACCTGTGCAAGCTGAAAGAAGCCGACTTCCTGAAGTGGTGCGAACGCTTCGCGCCGATGGACATCATGAGCGCGACGCAGGACATCGCCGCGATCTACACGGCACAGGAGCGCGGGGCCAGTGCGCCAAAAAAAGAGGAAGGCTGACGGAGCGGCCCTTTACGACGGGGTTATTTCTTCTGCGCTGTCTTCAGGTCGGACTCCGTATAACCGACCTGATGCTCCTCGAATACC